TAATGTGACTTTTAAGAATATTAACTTGTATTTTTCTAATATAGTAACATTTACTTCAGAATCCGATCTATTAAAATTTGAAAATTGCACAATCACAATTGAACCCAATGTAGCAATGGCAAATAATATTGCTATAGATTTAACAGATGCAAGTAATATTGTATTTAAAGATTGTACTTTAAATATAGTTTATCCAACATTGACAAGTAGTGGCGGGTCAGTATTTAGACTAACCAGATGTAGCGATTTTCAGTTTATCAATAGTTCTATTGATGTAATTTTTAGTCCAACACCAGGTACCTATTATCCTGGCGATATATTTAATTTTGTAAATAGTACCAAAAATACAATAGAAAACTCATGGTTTACTGGAGATTTTATTAGATTAGTAAAACTAAGTGACACATCAAATTCTACAATAGTTCGTAATTGTACTATTACATCAACATATGACCCACAATTAGACACTGGCATATATACATCTTCCAATTTAGTTAATAGTGGATATGGATATATACAGGCTTCGATTACTACTACTCTTCAGAATATTTTCATTGAAGACAATACTTTTAACTATAATCCAGTAACAGCAAGCTCTCACAGATTTCCATTTGTTAATTTTGATTTAACAACATATAATTCTGTGTTAGATAATGTTCGTATAACGGGATGTAGATTTAATAATCTAAATGTAAATACTTCATCTGAAGATAATAGAAACGCAATATCTATTATTAATTCATCTGCGGCACACAATTATAATACGCCGCAGCCAATTGCTTCCAACGTATTAATTGCAAATAATATTTGCAATAGAAGTCAATCAATAGTAATGACATCTGTTACGGCTTCAGATAGAATGGTATATCCTGGATTGATGGCTATTAATTGTGTTATCTCTAATAACATTGTAGGAACTATTGGTTATTGGATTGGATCTGGATCTAAATTTGCAAATACTCCGCCAACTTACAATACAAGTAATTTTAATAGCAAGCCAACAAATCTAACTATTGAAAATAATACTTGTTATTATATTGCAACTCAAGATCATCTTGGGATGTATTTTATAACCTCAGAAAGAGTAGCATCTGTATCAACTCAGATGAGTGATTATCCGTCTGGATTTGTAACAATTAAAGATAATAAGTGTAGTTGGATTCATGTTGGAATTGCATTTGAAGATAATAGTAAGTTATCAATTTTAGATAATCATCTAAATGCGTATAATTATTCATATCTCACTCCATATGGAGAAGTGAGTGGTGGAACGACTGATGGAGAAGCCTATGGCAGTATGTTTGCAATATTTGTAAATGCAAACACTTATACAGATTCTCCTGCAGTAGATGGTTATGAAAATCCACTTAATGGTAATAATTCTAACTGTATAATATCTGGAAATATAATCGGAGCAGGATATTGGTATATACCAACTCTTAATATCTATAAATATGCTCGTGGAGGTATTTATTGTAAATCTTCTGCAATTATTACAAATAATATTGTAAAAGGAATTAGTTCTAGTATAACTTCTGCTAGATTAATAGCTTATAGTGGTACTAACATGATTATTACGCACAACAAGCTATATAGAGAAGAAAATGATATATATCATTACATTGGATTTATATACTATGAATCATTTTCTTGGAACGGAAGTAATTCTACAGGGATAATTACTGAAAATTATTTTGATAGTCCATATAGATATACTACAAACACCGGTTTGATAATAGTTCCAACTGATGTGTCGGCTAGATGGATTGTAGAAAGAAATATAAATCAAACAGTTACCAGAAAATTAAGGCTAAATACTGCAAGACACGTTTGTAATACATCAATCTGGACATTGGATGCTACATTAACGGCAGCTTATATCGATACTACATATACAGATTTTAAATTAACTCATACCGTAAGTGCATCAGCGTTAACTTATATGTTAGTATTTGATTTAACTCACGTTATTCCACCAAATACAAAATTAGTATATGTCAACGCCCCAACAGAAATAGGTACATATTATACTACAGTAGCCGGATATTTAACTGTTAAAAATAGTGTCGGAACAAAAAATACTCTTGTAACCCACATTTATTCTGGTGCAGCCGAAACTTATGATTTAGAAATACCCGAAACATCGTTAGATGATTATATTAACGATATAAATGGATATTTAACTATTGAAGCTAAAGTACTTTTTAGTAGTAACACTAATACACTAGAATGGACGTTAAGTCCAATAGAAATACAATATCGTTGGTAATAAATGGGATCTAACAATTTTTTCAAATCTGATCTTTACGATATTCATAGTATCGTTCAAGCATCTATGATTGTCTACCCAAAAGAGACAATTTTGCATACATTAAGAGATTATTTTTCTAAAGATAGTTATTATCATTTTTCAAAAGACCAATGGGGATTTCCAAATACCACAGATCATACAAATTTGCCACCTGGAGCAGATATACCCGTAGGCTCTTATGGTTCTTCAGCTGCATTAGGTGATCTTTTAAGTACAAGATTGTTTATTGGAGAAAATTATAGACATGACGGAGTTTATTATCCAGCTATTTTAGTAAAAAATGGTGGGACGAAATATGTCCCAATTTCAATAAATAGAGAAAGTGGCGCCATTCAATATGAAGATATCGTATTTGAAGATGGTTATGGAAATAATACAATAGTACATTCTCCTGCATATTTTGTTACTGCTGGAGCTTGGGAAGGTCAAATTATTATAGATGTAATATCAAGAAGTTTAAGGGCAAGAGATGATTTGGCTCAATTAATAGGAATGTGTTTCGCTGAAATAACAGTAGATTCATTATATGATGTTGGCATTATAGTAAAACCTCCAGTTATTGGTTCTCCATCTGAAACAGATGATAGAAATGATAAGTTGTTTAGGCAAAGTATCACATTAGATATAAGGACAGAGTGGAGAAGAGAAATACCTATAGGTAATATTATAGATACAATCTTTTTTACTGCAACTTTTGAAGATTTGTCTAACCCAACAGCACCAGTTTCACCAAATATTACAATCAATACAGAAGTAAATATGTTAGATATGCTACTAAACTCGTAAATTAACAGGTTCTCAGTAGTTACTGAAAAGATGGGGTAGATAATAAAATGTATTAATATATCACCAGGAATAGGAATATTAATACATTTTAATGATACAAGCTACATAACTGTGTGATAAGGATTCAAATATGGCTAACGCTAACATTCCAGGCGCAACAAATGTTCTACCAGGTGTTTTTACTGATGTAGTAACCCAATCTCGTGGAGTCTCGATTCCTGGAGGTTCTCGAATAGCAGCAATTATTGGCGAAGGTGCTGCTGATGAAACCCTAGTTTCCCAGGCATTGGGTGGTGGAGTAGACGGATTTAATTCAACCTACACATCAGTTTCTGGTGCAGACGGCAGACACTTTCAACTTGGAGTGTACCCCGTCATTTCAAATAGAACCCAATTATTTAAAAACGGAATTCCTCTTGTAGGAACTGAAGAGTTAATTGATTCAGGATCATTCAGCAATAACTATGATTATAGGGTTGATATTGCTTCTGGTCAAATTGAATTGCAAACTGCTCATTTAGTAGACCAAGGTGGAGCGTTTTATGTTCCATTAACTACAAATGTCGGTGATGGTTATTTTACAGCCTTAACATTATTGGATGCAAATGCGCCTCCTGAAACCTGGTCTATCAGATGCGTTTCGGTTGTTCGTGATGCTTTAAATGCTCCTATTCAAAATACAGCAAAATTCATTGCATTTGGTTCTGTATCTGGTACAAAATTGGATGCGAACGGTAATCCAATAATTTGGACAGCAAACGGTAACGTAGTATCAAACACTGTTCTAAGTTTTGCAATTTATGAGCGCAAAGTTGGTGGAGTTTCTGTAACCCCATTTAGAGAAGGCGATGCATTTACTATTTTAGTAGAAAGCGGAGTTTTGGTACGTAATGATTCTTTAACTGCAACTTATATTCCAACCGAAAACCTTAATGATCCAGTTTTATTACAGGGTCTTGGTGATGTAGCTGTTCGACACGGATTTCCAAGCGTAGATAATAATTTAAGTTTAGGATGTCAATTAGCTTTTGCTAATGCTGCGCCTGCCATTATGACAGTTCAGGCAGCTCCATCTATGCCAAGAAGAACTTCTTATATTTTAGAAGATTCTGTTACCGCAACATCAACAAATCCAGACGATTTTATCTTTCCATTGCCAGCCGGTGTAACTTTAGATTTTAATTCCAATATTCATTTCTTTGTTACCAATAATACAACAAATGTTGAAACACAAATTCTTCCAAATAAATTAGATTATTATTTGTTAGACACTGCTGGTTATCCAACAACTAGTGAATTTATATTTGATGATGTTGCCGCACCTAGTGGCTATTCATATTACTACACAGTTAAACTTGGATATGAAGCATTAGCATCTGGATTTGACGGCTACATTGGACGCGATGTCGCAGTTAATAATCGAGGAATATTTAGTTCTTCTATTGAATTTGATTCTACTTATGTAGGAATGACATTAAGCCTTATTGATGCAACAAATTCTGCAAATATTGGTTACTATGAAGTAACTGGCGTATCTGATGGAAAACTATCTGTAAAGACTAGCGATGATCCTCAAGGGTTCCATACATTAGCTTCTCCTTATTTTTCTGAATTTACCAATGAAACATCAGTTACATTTGAATTAATTACTAATTCTAGTGGATTACCATTAGATGGATATTCTGGTACTGATGGTGTTCTTGTAAAGATTGCTGGAACGGCAACTGGAACATTAGATAGTGCTACAGTAGATTTTAATACTGTACCAGATGTCACTACTTTGTATAAACTACAAATTAATGGTTCTACTGAAAATCAAGATGGATTGTATGATATTATAGCTGTAGCAGCAAATCAAGTAACAATAAAGAAATCTGTTGTCGATGAAAGCGATATGCGTTATGAAGTACTTGATCTTGCAGACCAAAGCTCGTATATAGTATTAAATCACAACGTTGTTCCAAACGGATACAGATTAAGAGTATCGGTAATTAATGACAAAGACGCTTCATTCTACGATGCTGGGTGGATTAATGCTCTAGAATCATTAGAGGCTGTTGAATGTGATATCGTTGTTCCTCTTCCAAAACAAACCATCTCTGTTATTTTCCAAAATACATTAGCTCATTGTAAAGCAATGAGTAATATTAGAAATAAGAAAGAAAGAATAATGTTCTGTGGAGCTATCTCAGGATTAACACCAGATAATTTAACTGGTGTTGAAGATGCCGCAGTTGAGGACATAGGGGTTCTTGAAGGAATACAAGGTGATAGCGTTACTGAGGTATTAGCTGGAAATATTGAAGATTTGGCTAATTACTCTGTAGCCGATGCATTTGGAAATACATTTAGATGTGTATATTTCTATCCAGATCAAATTGTTGTTCAGGCAGGTACTGAAAATGTATTGATTGATGGTTTCTATATTGCTGCAGCCGCAGCAGGTTACGAATCTGCCGATGTAAGACTTGAAAATCCATTAACAAACAAGACAATATCTGGATTTACAATTCTTAGAGATAAGCAATTCTCACAATCAGTTCTTGAATCTCTAGCACAAGCAGGCGTAACAACATTACAACCAGTGAGTGGTGGAGGAAGAGTTGTTTGGGGTCTAACGACATCACAAAGTGGATATTCTGAAGAACAAGAAATCTCAATAGTATTTATCCGTGATAGAGTTGCAAAGGTTTTGCGTGCCGGATTTGCACCATTTATTGGATTACCAGAGAGCGCAGACACACAGGCAGTATTAAATACTCGTGGAGTTATCTTATTGAATGCCTTAGTTTCACAAGGATTAATCACTGCATATAAAGACTTATCAGTTAAGAAAGATGAAGCAAATCCAACACAATGGAATATAACAGTAAGAGTTCAGCCTACATATCCAGTTAACTTTATCTATATCAAAGTTAGTCTTGGACAGTTATAATTAGGGAGATATAAATGGCTAATGCACCTAACACAGGTTCTACATTATTCGGCACCCCATCATATGCCAATATAAATAAGACAAGCACCGCAATTTCAACCAATATCATAATTATGGTTCATAATCATGCTGTTGGCGCAGTTCAATCACTAGCAATTTCTGAAAAAAGATCTATTAAGATGATTGATGAGGTTGGTAATGATGGACATATAGACTCAGTGCCAAATCAATCTACTAACATTACGGGAACTTGTCAAAGAATCCGTTTTGATAGACTTCGCATTGCAGAAGCTTTTAGTAGAGGATTCATTCACGTTGCTTCTCAGGTATATCCATTCGATATCGTTATACTTGATAAACAAAAGAAAAATACTGGAAATCAAATTTCTACAGTAATTAAGAACGTATGGATATCTGGTATTGACTATACCTATCAAATTAGTGATTGGGTTATCTCAGATTCTATGACTTGGGAAGCTGAAAACATCTTTAGCGTACTAAACGGATCTTCTGCAAGTCCAGTAGCAGTCGGTGGAGAACTAGGAATAGTTCATATGGGTGGAAATGGAAATCCAAATGGTATCTTGGAAATTAGTTCTGGTGATAACGGTGTTATCAAGAATATTGAACAATTAGTTGACACTGGTTTCGGTGGTCGCAGAGGTTCTCTAGATGCCGCAGGATTAATTGATATTGGTGATTCTGGTCAATTATTCTAATTTTTAAGTAACTCCCTAATAATGAAAAGCGTTTGAGATTTCATCTCAAACGCTTTTCTGTTTCATATCATATAGTATTGTTTGTTGATATATAAATAACAGGTAAATAATTAAATGTGTGGAGTTAAATATGCCAAGTTTTGATAGTCCATTAGGTAATAAAAAGTTTTCAGGAACACCAATGAGGGAGTTTGATGTTCCAGATGAAAGTGAATCTTATAAACCAATTCAACAACAGCAACAACGCTATGTTGCTGGTGAAGCGGCTATACGTGAAATGCAAATGAGAATGCAACAAGAAGAAGATCAGCGTGATCCAGTTGAAATAGAAAAAGAAATTAGAGCAGCAAAAGAAGCTCGTAGAACAGGAAAAGAAAGATTAAATGAGGGAGCTAAACGTAGGCTCGAAATTCTTTTAGGAATGACACGAACTACTCATACTGCTGATGTTGGTGGAAATGAATTTGTTTTTCAATCATTAAAAGCTAAAGAAATGAGAGAGGCGATTGTGGCAGCGGCAGAATATGATAATACTGTACAATCTCCATTTGAAATTAGAAAACAATTTTTAGCAAGATCTATTGTTACTGTTGCTGGCGTGGACTTTGCTCAGTTTATAGGTTCTGATTCGTTAGAAGCAAAATTAATCTTTATTGAAGAGCTGGATGATGCCTTACTAAATAGATTGTATGATGAATATCTTAAATTAGCTAAAGAGGCTCGTGAGAAGTTTACAATTAAAAATAGTGAGGAAGCAGCTGCTGTTGTAGATGACTTAAAAAAATAATATATGAACCGGAGCATCGTTTCATTTGGTATTTGTGTAAAGAATATAAAAAATTACCAGATGACCCATTTATTACAGACATGGATCCGGTTCAGAAAATATGGATGTTTGAGAATTGGCGAGAAGATCAAAATGAAGATGCGGAACTAGCTAAAAATCACGCATATCTATTAGCATCCTTTTCTCATCCAGATGCTGTTAAACAATTAATGGGAGAAGGTAATGTTCATGAATCTACAGACGAAGAATTCGAAGAATCTAGTAGAATGGTAAGAGAAATGAACTTACAATTGCCACAGATAATAAACGAACCAATTAGGAAAAGAAGACGTCGCACAATTAAAGGATAATTATGGCAGATTCAACTACAACAAGTGCTGATGGAATTAAGAAAATAACAGAAGCTACAAAAGAACTGTCTAATACAACTAAAGAAGCAGCAGAATCAACTCAATCTTTAGGCACAGTATTTGGTAATATTGATTCTATGTCACAAAATACTGCGCGCTCTTTACTTGGGTTAAGTGAAGCTGGCGTTTCAACTAAAACTATGTTGGGTTCTATTGGAGAGCAATTAAATAAAGTTAAAGAGTATATGAATTCAAACGTTGATGCCAGCACAAAAGCATCATTAGCTTTTGCTGGAGTTAGTTTAGCTATCGCTGGAACTAGAAAATCTTTTCAAGAATTTCAACAATCTAATCCAATGTTAAATACATTTTCAGATCCATTAAATGAAGTTATTGATTTATTAACAAAATCGGGTGCTTCTGCGGGAACAATGGCAGGTAAATTGAGGGAGGTAGGTGTTAGTATTCCAGCCAATATCATTAGTAAGGGGAAAGAAGCTATTATTGGTTTTGCCAAAGGAATTGCTGAAAGTGCTGATAATTCATTAAGATTGCAGTCTGGTTTATTTCAAATGTCAGCAGCTACAGGATCTTTAAATGAAATTACGACTGCTGCTGGAGATGAATTTGAAAGAATGAATGATGTGTTATCAGTTCATGATTCAATGATTCGGGCTACAGAAGGCGATACATATGCTACAGCAGCCGCCGCTGAATCTTATTATATGGCTCTTGGAAAAGTACACGGTGCGTTAGGAAGCACAGTTTCATCTGCTCGTGATAGTAATGAGCGTGTTAGTATGCTAAGTGCCACAATGCAGTATGCTGCTGGTAGCGGCAGGAGCCAACAAGAAGTAATAGATGATTTGCAACTGGCATATAAAAATATGGGTATGGAAGGCGAAAATGCTTTAAAATTTACTGCAAGAATGGGTGAGATTTCAAATAAGTTTGGCGTTGAATTATCAGTTGTGCGTCAATCATTACAGGCAGCAACTGGAGATTTAATGAAATTTGGTGGTGAAGGGATGAAAAGTGGAAACATTATTCAAGGTGCTGCTAGATTAATGAATGATTATACTGCGGCATTAAAAAGCACAGGTATTAGTGGTGCTTCTGCAATTGGTATTGTTCAAGATATGACAAATAAAATAGCAAATCTTGATGTCGCTCAGAGATCATTCTTATCTCAGCGCAGTGGAGGTCCCGGAGGCTTAAGGGGTGCCTTTGAAATTGAAAATATGATCAAAACTGGTAATATTGACGAGGTAATGCGAAAAGTTCAGAGCACAATGCAGCAACAATTTGGCAAAATTGTTACCGGCGAAGAGGCGTCCAAAAGTGAAGATGCCGCTTCTCGTGCAATAATGCAAAGACAAATGTTGCAGGCTGGACCACTTGGCGGATTTGCAAAATCAGAACAAGACGCTGCCAGAATTTTAGAAGCATTTTCTGCAAGAAGTGAAGGAAAAATATCTGAAAAAGAATT